CGTTCGGAATCGACCGAATCGGAAGTTGTTTACACTCCCATTTCACGACTTGGTGATGGTATCATCACCTCGGATTCAGAGTTCCCTGAAGCCGTGGATCCAGAGGATGAGACAACTTTTGGTGAATCGTTGATGGATTTTTTCTTTTCGCCTACAGCAGCTTATGGTGTCGCGTTTGCGAGTTTTATCTCGGCGGCAACATTTTTGGCATTTCCATTGTCATGGGTTTTACCTCTTTTTGCTTTCGGAGGAGTCTTCAGCACGATTGGTGGCGTTTTTATCGCCAAATCTAGTTTTTTGAAGACTTGGTTTTTTGTTCGCAAAATTGGAGGTTTGTCTATTTTGACTTGGTTTTCCCTTTTTTCTTATGCTGCCTTGGTAGTTAGACGTGTTTATCGTAAGTACCATAAGGTTGATAATCTAGAAAAATCCGTTGTCACGTCTTACTTGCTTTATGGCATGGCTATTCCGTTGATGGCTATGTTCGAAATTGATTCTGGTCTTATCCGACAATTTCGAAAGGCATGGCGGAAGATGAAGGGTAATGCCATTCCATTTGTTTATGGAGCTAGTAATATTGTGGCGTTGGCCGAAGGCAAAGATGATACTGAAGTTGTTGCGTTGACGAATGAAGTTGTTGGTGCTGTTGACTCCACTCTTTTGACTTTGTCCAATAAAGCCCCGTCTCTCAACTCGCACCGTGAATCTTGTTGGCGCGCTAAGAATAAAAAGGTGTTGGGAAAAAGGGGTATGTATGCTGATTCAAAGCTAATTACTGTCGAGGCCCCTCTTGAGGAAGATCCCTGGGGAGGTGTTCCGCAAGTTGCCGGTCCAGAACAGTTTATTGTTGTTTTTCCACGTCTTAAGGATTCTGAGCATTGGTGCATGTCATGTGGCATTTTTCGTACTTACAAACCCACATCCAATGTTGTACCGACCTGGGATCAACATCGTTGTGGTTCTATGCCGTTTACCCAGCGCAAGATGCTGGAGGAAATAATGCGTGAACATGGAAAATTGGAAGCCACTTGGTTTGAAATCGTTGACGCCAAGATGTTTGTTGGTGCATCAGATTGGCTTGCCTTACTTTTTATTGCGTTGTGCATGTCTATTCCTATTTGGTTTCTTTTTAATCGTGATCGTTTACCTCGTCGGATAAAGAAGTGGTTTTTGTCGGCTTGTGAGCATTCCAAATCGTGTCGAAACAAAAAAATGCGATGGCTTGTGTCATAAGAATTGCACCCATGCTATCGATTGCTCTTGTTCTATGTCACACGATCTTCGAGTTCGGCGGATTAAAAGTAAGTGTTGTTGTTATTGTGGTGAGCAGGCTAAACACAATAAGGGTTCTTTGTGTCCACTCACTCCTGAACTACCTATGACGCATTTTCCCCGTATTTGGCACCGTGTTGAAGATGGTTCTGGCCCTGTTATCGGAGGTGGTGTTTTACCGTCTGATAAAGAATCTTTGGGCGATCCACTGACAGCCATTATGGTTTCGCTTGTTCCATCGGTTGCTACTGCTTTGTTCAAGTGGCATCTTGGGTCAAATGAGCGCGAACGTCGCTTAAAGGAACTTGAGCAAAGTGGTTGGGATCATGCTAAGGCTATTGATTCGAAAGCTATTTCTGACATTGCAAACGCGCGACGTGGTAAGGATCAAATTTGCATTCATCCCGCCAGTTTAAAGTGTGTTGATCATGAATCATGTTGGTTGTGTTGTCCGAAATCTCGCGTTTGTTTTGATCATGCCAAAGGAGTTATTGAGTTGCGTAAGCTTGTTCAAGAAGATAAACTCCCGGTTGGGTCTATGAAGCCTGAAGCAAAACGTGTTTCCGTTTGGTTGGATGCCGATGGTAAGGTTTGTTGTAAAAGGCAAAATTTTTTCCACCTCTATCAGAAGAAATTGAAGGAGGGTAAATGGAAGAAGATTGAAGGCAAACCTGATCCTGTTCCTTGCGACTTCGCTGACTGCAAACTTTCTCACGCTCCAAGTGTTCGAAGCCGTGTTGCAACAGCAAAATCAGTGATGTACAAGAATACAGAAGCAAAGCATGTTTTGCCAAAGATGGGTATGGCTTACCTTGGCCAAGTTTGTGTGAAGTGGTTGCGTGGTCGCTGCGTTGATGCTAAGTGTACTTATGCCCATGTTCATCTTCCTTTATGCCCCGCTTTTGTGGATAAGATCCAGTGTGATGGCTTCTGCAAAAAAAGACATTATTACATTCGCGGAGACGCCCAACTTGAAAAGTACCTTCGCAAATTTGATTTGGCATTGCGTGCGTTTGCGGACAGGCTGAAACATGAGGGGTACACTGAGCCCGCTGTTCGGAAAGCTGCGGCTGCTTTTACTGCCCGTCTACGACAGAGGTTGCGCGCTATTCGGCATTCTGGTCCGCGTCAGTACAAGCATTCAGGAAACGCTTGGACGAACACTTCGGCGCCTGATGATGACGTTGTTGTTGTGAGTCGTGATCAAGCTCGAAGGTTCGAAGAGCTTGTTCGTTTAGCACGAGAGGATATCATGGACGGCGTTCTGCGTGGGCAAAAACTTGCTTATGAGTTCGATCAAAAATCGTTTGATTCTTTTATGAAATGGTGCTTGAAAGAAGAAAATTTCACTCCGGCCATGCAGAAAGAGTTTGTTCAAATCATGCGTGATTTTGAGTTCGAAGTTCAAAATGATATGGCTGATTTCATTTATGATACCTATCGAATGGAAGGAAATGATCCGAACACTTGGGATGAGTCAGAATGGGAGGAAGCATGGGGTGAATGGAAAGGTGATCAGTGGAGTCACTATGAGTCTCTTGTCACTTCCAATCCAACGGTTTCACCGAACGATGTCGTTCCGTTTGTTGGGCGTGTTTTTACAGATTCTGTTAAGCCCCAATTTGTCAATGCTACTTATGCGGCCTTCAATGGCAAGTCTGGTGTCTATGTTGTCAAGCATGCATTCGACACTCCTAAGTCTGATACCGGCGTTTTGCATTTTGGACAACAGGAGTATAAATTGAATGTTGTTGATGCTGTTCGAGTTGCCAATGACTTGTATTTCTTTCCACTCGCTGTCTCCGGTTATTCTTGTGCTTCCTTTGATGATTATGAGACTGATTTGATGAATGTTCCTGCCGCTTTGTGGTATTTCATGCCTGACGGAACGATGAAAACGAGTATGGGGAAGATTCCGTTGTTGAATGATGCTGTTCTTGTGCCCTACACTTGCTCTTCTGAAAATGGCGCTTGTTCTGCTCCCGTTTGGTCCCTTCGTAAGGGCAAACCTAAGCTTGTTGGTTTCCACAATAGCGGTGGTTTTAACGGTCGCGAGAATTATTTTATTCCCGCTACGAAGGCGTTTCGCGATCGTTCAAAGGCTGGGCAAGCCTTTTTAAACTAATGCCCCTCCCTACCGTCCCATTGGCTAATGTTCAGCAGCAGAGTTTGTTTTATACAAATGCTGGCATGGGACGTTTTGTACCTGAACTGAAAGCGTTGTTAACGCATTCGCCCTATTTCAATACACCTTCAGATGAGTTTGTCAAGTATTCTTGGCATTATTCTTCTTTTGTTGGCCGTTTGTTACCTTGTCCAGTGGGGAGTGGTAAATATACACTGTCAAAAACAAAACGGATTCAAAATGTTGAACTTATTTCAGTATTGGAAAATTTGGGCTTTGCGTATAGCAATGCTTGGTCAGCGGCGCAGGCGAATTATTCTGCTGCATATTTGAATAAATTTCGCTTCGACCGTGAACCTTTTCCAGAATCTTTCTTGCCAGAAAAGTGGCAAGCCTTGTATCCTATCTCTTTTGAGAAGATGTGTTCGCGGTATAGAACCTCTCTGGAGGGTTCTGTTCCGTATACCGTCGAACAGGTGTTGGCTGAGTTGGATCTCAATAAGTCTTGTGGATTTCCTTGGAAGCTCCGATTTCACTCGAAGAAGGAGTTTCTCACCAAGACTCCTGATTGGGATCCCATGTCCGTTCTTGAGAATTTTAATACTAGTCTCGATTCAGAGTCGACTTTGTTTTATTCTTTTTGGATGGATAAGTTGAAAGATGAGATTCGACCAAATGAGAAACTGGCTGCTAATAAAATTCGAACTTTCAATATTTCGCCCATCGAAGTCGTTGTTGCTGATAATATGTATGGGTTGAATTTCAATCAGAATTTTTATGTGGCTGGTTCATCTCTCAATAACTGGACTACTGTTGGCGCCACCAAATACTATGGCAATTGGGATAAGATGATTCGCAAGCATTTGCGTATTGGATCTTGTCATAGTCTTTCTGCTGACGGTGGTCAGTTTGATTCTCGATTGTCGGCTGTTATGCTTTTTTATTGTGCCCAGATTCGCTGTAAGTTTACCAAACTCGACGAGCGTCAGCGTCGAAGGGTTCAGAATCTTTATCGCTTGTCAATATTTCGCTTGTGTTATGGCGAATTAGGTGATTTGATTTGGTTGTTTATTGGCAATGCCTCTGGTAGAGCGCACACTATTGTCGACAACACTTTGGTGCACAGCATGTATTGGTGCTTGGTGTGGGAAATTTTGTTCGAGACTTTTCCTGAGGAGTTTGAGAATACCCAACGGTGCCAGGATGAGCACCTTTGCCTTTCTATTTGTGGTGATGATCTTTTAATGAGCGTTTCTGATCGTTTGTGGCCTTTCTTTACGCCCGTTATCACGAGTTCTTTGATGCTTCGTCTTGGTATGTCTATGGAGTTTGAAACCTTGGAGCGTCGTCACGTCTCTGAATGTGTCTATCTTTCTCATACTTCCGAATTTCAATTTGGTCTCTGGTTGCCCTCCCCTCATTATGATCGTGTTTTTGCCGGTCTTGTTGAGGCGGCTGATGCTGATGATGATTCTCATACTGTCGACCCTCGTTGGACTCTCCTTCGCCTTTACGCTATTCGAGTTGAGACTTGGGGCAATTCCCGTTTGCGAGACCATCTCGCACAAATTATTTCCTATTATCTTGTCAAACATCGTGAGTTGTTTACTTTCACGCAAGATGATTACGTTGTTCGCTCTGGTGTTTCGTGGAAGCAAGTTTCCACGGTATATAAGAGCGACTCTGAACTTCGTGTTCTTTATACTGGACAAGAGGGTGGTGCACGTAATTTCGAATTCCCTTTTATTTTTGAAAAATCCAGTATGACTGAAGCTATGCGTGAGGTGTTTTTGTTTGATTCGACTATGGGTTATCCTGGTGAAGGTCCCCCGAAGCAGCCAGAAGTTGTTAAGTTGTTGAGTGATAATTGTCACGCTGACCGTGCTACTTTTGAAGATCGTGTTTATACCCTTGGTGGTCGTCGGCAGCGCCATCGAGTGCGAACTGATCCGGATAATTCGAGTAATCGTCGTACCGTAGTTCGTGACCGGTTGCGTTCGCGTTTTGATAAAACCAAAGGGTATGAAGGTGAGGGACCCAAGCTTTCTGATTTGCGTTTCAAGTTTCATGGCAATTGGGGTGGGCCCAATTATGGCGGTGGCGAGTTTGGTAGGAATCCTGACTGGAACGTCCCTTCTGTTGATGCTCTGGATGAGAGTTTCAAAAAACACGATTTCAATTATACGCGTATGCCCGAGAAGGACGCCGATCGTTTGTGGTTGCAGCATGCCAAAGATGTCCCTGCTAGTTTGAAAAAGCAGTTAGCTCAAATTGGGTTTCATTTCAAGGGTGCCAAGTTGGAGGATTTTGTCCCGCGGATGTCGCGTTTGGAGGTTGAAGATCCTGGCGATTACCCGTGGGAGAAGAAGACGATTCGTTATGGGGAGGCTGAAAACCCAGGCCCTCCCAAGCGCTCGCAAAAAGGAAAGGCGAAGAATTCTGTGAAGCGTAGTCAAAAAAGTAAGAAGAAACAAGTTCGTATTGCGAAGAAAGCGGTTCGTTCAGCCATCAAGAAGGTTTATCCCAAAATGGTGAAATCTCGCTTTTCTGTTGCTAAGGGTGTGGTCCAACCCGGTTTCTTTTCTTCACCTTTGCGTGCCAAAGTCATTCGTAGCAACATTGGTTCTACTCGCATCCAAGGGACTGTTTTGGCTTTTGTCCTGGGTGGTGTTGACATTGAACAATTTGCGTCTGTGTGGGGGAATGGTGCTGATCCGTTTTTTGATTTGAACCCATACTCGGTTGCTGGTGTTGCCAGCGATTTTACCGAAAATAGTCCTATTGTTGCTGCTTGTGATTACAAAAAACGCTGGCGTGGGAAAATCACTGTCAAGTATGAGAAGATGTGTCCTGTTACTACTACTGGTGGTATGGTTGCTTTTTGTGACATGGACGCAGCGGACTCAGAGACGTCCGCGCTTGGCACTAGAGGAATTCTTTCTGTGGCCGCTAACCATCAACAAAAGAGAGGTCAGAGGTCTGAAGTTTTTCAACCTTTTATGACTCAAACCTGGACTTTTTCCACCAGCAAGGCGATGTGGTTGCGTCAGGCTACAGGAGCTGACATTCGTAGTACTTCGCTGGGAAAGTTCTACATGGTTGCTGCTACTCAACTTCAAGGCAATACATTGATGACTACTTACGGCAATGTTTACATTGACTACGATATTGAATTGCTTGATAATTCCAGCAACGAAAGGCAATACTATGCTGAGTTTCTTGGTAACACTTCAATGAGTTCTGGGGTTGGTGAGGTCAACCCCACTCAAGGTGATTGGATGAATCCGCGATCTGAAGTTGTCCAGCCTAGTAGTGTTTCCCCTGTCAAGACTTTTAGTGGTGTTCATGCACCTAATGAGGGTGTCAATATGTGTGTGAATAACACAGCACCTGTGGCTCAGTATGTTGAGAGCAATATTGTGTTGACTCCTGCTAATGCATTGGCGAGTTCAAATCCTGTTGTTATCAAAGCTTGGTTGAACGGGGTCGATGCTACATCGACTCTTCTTTCCAACAACTATGTTGTCAATGCAGGCACTAGTGGGTGTGCTCGTTCTGATACTGTTCTGGTGCCCGCCGGAACTACTCCGGGTTCAATTCAATTGACGTGTAATCTTTCGTCTAGCTCCACTCTTGCTAGCACTACGGAATTTGATTGGTTCATGACTCCGAGTGTGTTTTTCGATTCTGATTTTGTTGGCATGTCGCGTGATGAGCGTAATTTGCATGTGCGACATGTTATGAATCGGTACAAGGGCGCTGTGCCCAAGCGTCACAATGTTTGTGATATTTCGGAAGATAGACTCTTTGAGGAGTTTAAGCTTAGTGGTGAAGCTCAGGAACTTCTTAAAGAGCGGTTTGGAGAGCACCAGTTGCTTTCTGCTGTCTCCAACCCTTCTGAACTTTCTGATCCAATTTTTGTGGAACAGGAAGAGAGTAAAACTTTTTCGCCAAGTATCCGCCATGATATTGGCGTTATCAAACCGAAGCCAAAGGCTGCGAGTTTGTTTTAGTTTTTTCTCGTCGCCTAAAGCGAGAATTGGTGTGCTTTGTTCATACACGCTTAGTTACCCGAGTGGTGATGTGAGTGGTTCTCTGC